GTGCAGTTTCGATTACATCAAGTTTGAAACAGTTACTCTTCTGTAGTACTTGTTGGAATTCTGCTCGATACGACCAGAACCTTCGTTAGTGCCTTCTGCGAATGGGTTAGCTACCATGCCGTAACGGGTTTTGAAGCCGATCTTTGGCTGGAAGCTATTCTCACCTACAGCACGTACCATTTGCAGAGGTACGTAAGGACAGTAGAACAGACCGGAATCGAATGCGTTAGCACCCTTGTAACCCACAGTCATGTACTGGTTGCCGGAACCGCCTACGAAGTATGGATCGATGTATACTCTCATACGACCGTTCAGTACACCTGCAAAAGTCTTGCCTGTGTCGTCTACTTCAAGGTTGTTAGCATTCAGTGCAGGAGTGTAATCCAGAACACCAGCCATCTGCAGAGCAGAAGCTACGTCGGAGGAACAGAGCATGATGTTGCCCTTACCACGACGGGTATCTTTTGCGATCTGGTTTGCTTCACGTTCGATCTGGAACATCAGACCTTTGAACTTTTCAACCATCCAGCGACCGTTGGAATCAACGTCGAGATCGAAAGTACCAGCAGAAGCAACATTGTGCTGTGCGCCAGTTACTGCGGTCAGGTTGATTGTACGTACAACTTCACGGTTGATTTCAGCCAGAACTTCAGCTTGCAGAATGTTAGCAAGCTCAGTTTCAGCGTCCAGACCATGAATCGCTTTAAGGTCTCGTGCCAATTCCATCGAGTACTCAGCTTTAAGTGCTCTGGACTTTGCAGTCACAGAAACTTTCTCAATGCTGAATGCCATCTCTGGGAACTGATACGTAGTGTTACCACCAAGTGCTTCAGCGTCAGCCGTTGCAATACCACCTTGGTAGTTGTAAGTAGTGTTAGCACCAGTTGGCTGATCACCAACGTTCATGCCAGCAGCACCTTCTTCTGTACCTGCTGCACCAGTAAGTGGAGCAGAGAAGCCAGTGTTAGCTTCGCCGTACATAGCTTCAGTACCAGTCTGACCTTCGTAACGGGAACGCATAGCAAAGATAAGGCCAGTAGGACCAGTCATTGGCTGTACACCGCAAATATCGTATGCTACGAGGTTAGGCATGGAACGACGAACCAGCGAAATAAGTACTGGATCGTAGATGTCTACGTTGCCTGTACCAGCAACGGAAGAAGAAGCACCCATTGCGTTTACAGGCGCAGCTTCTAAGAGAGACTGTGGTGCAAAACCTGCTTGCTCCATAATCGCTCTTTCGGTATTTTCAAGCAACTGTGCGGTAGTTGCTCTTTTGTGGCTATTCTCAATCTCTGGCAGATCTGGATGATCAAGGAGAGGAGACCACTTACTTGTGACGTTTTCGTGTAAGTTCATTTGTAACTCCTATTACTTAGACTTTTTTAACATGACTAGAAACTGCATCAACGTATTTCTTTACATTATTGTCGATGTATTTATCATTTTGCTCAACTTCAACTTGTTCATCCATATAGAAACCATTGGAAGACACTGCTTCTCTTAATACTGATGCCGTATCAAACCCATCAGCAACAAAGTGTTCTTTGAGTGCGGATAGTTTATCATTGAGCTGAGAAGCATTGTCAGCATCTACATTTTCTGCGAGTTTCTTTAATTTATCTCTTTGCATTAAAGAAAGGTCAGCAGAAACTGCCTCGAAAACCAGAGCCTTTTCAAGCTCATTGATATGGGATCTCTGGTTCATGTTCTTTTTGATTTGCTCGTTGAGCTTATCTTTCATATCTTCAACTTCAGAATAGGCTTCCTGAACAACTTCTACTTGATTGTCATCAATAGCGATGTTGTAGGATTTAATAACCTTAGAAATATCAGTGATCATATTTTCATAGAGGTCGCCCTTGATGCCATTATCAAGAACAAGCTTGTTCTCTACAATGTAATCTTGGACTGCATCTGTAATGAAACCTTCAACAGACTCAGCAAGTGATTCAACTTCAGAATTAAACTGAATATCAAAATCTTCTGCAAGCTCTGCAACGATCTCTTCTTCAACTTCTTCTAGCTTTTGATTAATAGTTGCTTCAAAGATAGCAGCAGCTTTATTTTTTACAGCTTCTGAAAGACCTTCACCTGCAAAAATCGTATCTACAGCTTCTTTAGCCATAATTGTAGATTGATTTACTACAGCAGCTTCATCTGGAATTTCATCTGCTTTGTCTTCTGGATTTGCTTCAGTAGCTTCAGGTGCTGGTTCAGCAACAGTTGCTAAGATCTGATTTACCTTTGCGTCGTCTGCTGTAAGAACCGCATTGATGACAGCAGAATTCTTATCTGCTCTCGACATGCCTTCGCCCGGTGCTGGATTATCAGCCGGATTATCCGAAGGCATAGGTACGGCAACTACCTGAGAAGAGGACATCTCTGGTGTTGGCTCCTCTACGGGAGCAATATTTGTTGATTCAACAACTTTTCTTCTACGTGCCATTTGTAAAAAACTCCTTTATTGAGTACTATTTATTTAGATAAGTTTTTGAGAAAATCCTCAAATAATTCTAGTTTAGCTTCTGAGGTCAAACTTTTTGATTTAGTTTTCTCTTCAACAATATTTTCATATCTTTCAATGGTAGAAGCTTTTAAGATTCCATTGTCCCAAACCCATTCAACACCTTCCATGATACCATTCACAAAAGCATCTGGAGCAGAAGGATCTGCTACAATATCTGCCGCTGTAGCCAGAGAGAAGTCGCTTTGAACTTCTTGAAACTCACCTCTAGACTTCAGAGAACCCATTCCTCTTGTCGATACACCAAGAGTAGCACCTTCATCGATAAGAGTTTTTACAATCTTACCGTTAGGTGTGTCCATAATCTTCGCTTTGCCAATAAAGTTTGGACCATCTTGTTTGATTTCAACAATCATGTGCGAAACTTTATCAAGATTAATTGTTGGTCCTTCAGGATGACCTAACTCACCAAAGGCTCTGTTTTTAGCGACAAGATTTTCACAATACTTAGCTACTTCCTTTTCAAGAATCTCAACAGGGTAAACCCTACCATTCTTGTTTTTCTTTTCGCCTTGAATGAAAACGCCCTCAATAAAGTATTGAGGCTTTCCATCCTTTTCTTCCTTAAGAAACTGAACTGATTCGTTTAATTCTGTAATTAACTTCATAAGTCGTACAGCCTTCTTGTCTCAGGGTTTCTTGTCTCTTCTTTTTCAATAGACTGAATAAGAGCCTTTAGTTCTTTATCAGTCATACTATCTTTAAGTTTTTGTACGTCTAAACCAAGCTCTTGTTTAATTAGTTTATTAACTTCTGGATCTTTCATATTTCTTCTTGTGTTCTGGATATTCTTTCTACTTTTCAGGTAAAGTCTGAATAAGAAAGGACCAGCAATAGCTAAAGCAAGAACACCAGAAATTGAGATAGGAACACGATTTCTTACAGCAAAGCCTGAAATTGTTAAAGCAGCACCAGAAACCTGACTCCAAATGTTTTGGACATTCGATCCAAGATTTAAAAATCTTTGAATCTGACTAAGAATGCCTTCGCCTTGATCTAAGCCTTTTTCAATAACATCGTCTTCTGATTCTGTCTCTGGCTCTGACATTGTCACTTCAACACCAGTACTAACAGATGCTGCCTTTCCAGAAACCAGACCATATGACTGAACAAAATCTTTTTGCTCTGGTGTTCTAGCCGCCTGTGGATTTTTCGCCAAAGCATTCAAGTCTGGAATGGTAAACGTATAATCTTTGAAGTGTTTTAAATTAGCTGTATAATCACCAAAAATATCATTTTCACGATCATCAAAGTTTTTTCTAACTGCTAATTTTGGATGAAGATCTACTTGTGCCGCATTAGATACTGTAGAAGTAAATTTAACGGATGAAGAAACTATAGGAAGGTTTCCGTAAGAGCTTCTATGGAAAAGAATATGTCTTCCTTGTCTAAATCCAGCAATTTTTTCTTTATGTAAATGGTATACAGGATGACCGGGACGTTGTGAGTTTGCTTTTTCAGTAGCAGCAAGTCTTAAGGCGGTTCCAGATCTTTCCGGAATAGCACATCCAATTAAACCTTCTGGTAAATCCCAAGAAATTGTATGAAAACCAGCAGCAATCAAAGCCTTTGTACAATTAATAAAATTTTGATCTGATTTGTCTTGAGTTTCTAAAATAAAACCAAGACCTTTAATCAAAGGATTAGAGTACTTGCCTCTATTTTTAGAATTGTTTGGAATTTTACCAATAAAAACTCTCCAGTTCGATTTACCGGAAAAGTTCACGGACGACAAAGCACTAGCCGCTTTTTTGAGTGCGAAAATTGGAGTACCCTGTGGGATTCTAAAAGAATCTCTGCCTTGATAAGTACCAGCAATATGACCTTCGGAGTTACTCCAGCCGCTAGTATTTACGTAACCATAATTACTGTCCAAATTGATATTTTTTGTCTGCCTGTTAAACGTGAAGATCCCATCGTCTGTTGCATACGCAGAGTCTAGGATTGATTCAGGAAGCTGAGAATCAGACTCATAGATGTATTGTTCTTCAAGGTCTTCATTCTCATCCTCATCAACGGTAACAGGATAAGTCTTACCTTGAAACTCAAATTCTTTTTTCCCCTCTTTAGACGCCATTCTAGCGGCATGGGCAAAGTCAGAACCATCTTCGGTTTTCATTCCTCTTCCGAGAAGAAGTTTTTTTACTTTAGACATTATTACACCTCGTAGTAGTATTCTTCGTTAACTTCAATGTCTTCGTCGTCGTCGTAATCAGCGTCTCTATGACCTTCTTCAGGTTCGATCATTTCTGCTGGATCTTCAGCAGTGCCTTCAGGATCTTCAATATCTCCAGTATGCATTGAGACAAAATCTTTATCTGCCTCAGAGTCGAAGATATCTGGGTATTGCTCAGCAATCTCTTGCTGGATCTGAACAGTTCTCGTATCAATTTGCTCAACAAGCTTTTCGGACATTGCGCCCTTAAAGGCAGTCAAAGCACCGTCCAAATTATCTTCAGCAATATATTGAATAATATTTTTTGCATTACTCATCGGGGTTCTCCTTCGTTTCCTTTATTTATTCTTCTTGCTCAGAAGAGTTTATTTGATTTGCCTGTTGATATTCTTGCATGTTTTCCATTGTAATTCTTTGAACATCAGCATTGGTTTGACGTAAGATATTCTTTTTGATGTAATCTGTAGAAAAGTATTTTCCGTTATACTGTTCAGCATCTCTAAGAGTCATGAGTCTTTCTCTAAAGATCTCATTCTCTTTCAATTCTGTGTAGAAGTTATTTTCATTATATCTTACTAAGATGTCTTTTTTAATTGAATCAAATTCAGCAATATTCATAATTCCCTTAAGAACAAGCTGGGTCTTAAGACAAGTGTAGATAAATTCATTGAACTTTACTCTGAGACGCTTGACAAACTTGTGGAATTTAACCTCATCTCTATTGATCTCAGAGGCTCTACCAAAGGTGTAAGAAACTTCAGCTTCCATTCTAGATGTCGGAACATTCAAAGCTCTATACAGCTTTTTCTGGAAGTATATGATATCTTCCATCTGACCTAAGTTGTTACCACCCGGCAGTGTTCCAATCTCTGTACCACGACCACCTTCTCTTCTAGGAAGCCAGTAGTCTTCAAGCATGGTCATAAATTTACGATCATCTTTGATCTCACCAGAGCTTGCATCGTATACCAATTTATTTTTGTGCTTCATCATCATATCACGCAGGTATTGCTCTGCCTTCATTTTAGGCAA